CGTTTATATCCCTTCTTAGAGGTCGAGAACTGACGTTCGTTTTGGAAGTCCTTAATAACCGCCCGAACTGCCCTGACCATCTCTTCGCTGAGTTTATACCCCCTCATGCTGCATCCACTCCCTCAAGAAGTGAGAAGTCTCCACCCGGATAGAGGCGGAACCCTTGATAGAATGCCAAATCCTGTATCGTTGCAAGGTCGGTATTGTCACTAGATATCTGACGCCCATTCGCGTCGAGGAGAGCAGGCTCTTTTACGTTCGTTCCGTCAGGATTCTTACAGTGCCTCTTCCGCTCATTACCAGCGATGGTGTACAGCTCTTGGAACCCTGTAGACAGGGCGATGTAATCCCACCCAGTTGACTCGATGAATGCCGCGTCACCATCTACGTTGGCAATGTCTCGCCCTTGGCGGAACTTCAACTGGTAACTGATCCTCCGGAACGTCTGGCCGTTGCGGGTCATCCGCGGCCCGACGTTCAAGTTCTGTAGCCGGATCGACCGCTTCGGGAAGGTTCGACCATCAACCGTGATTGCCGCGTCATTGACGTAGTTCTGGAGGGCCAGAACTTCAGCCGGGGGAGTTGACCCACTGTAACTGACCGTACAGATTGCATCGGTTACCTCTCGGGTAACAGGCTCCGCAAAAGGGTCGCCAGCGGTGTTGAGGATTGGGTCCCCATCCACTGCATCCACCGTCACAACCTCTTCATAGGTATGGCCCGCCCACGAAAACTGCACCTCATCATATGCAGGGTCCGAGGAGGCCCCCTCTGCCTTATATGGGTTGCTGGCTGTTCCTGTCCCCGGATTGCCGCCGCTGGATGCCCCTAGACCGTTAACGGATCCGTAAGTACGTTCGTCTGTGTACGTCGCAGTGACATGCCAGCCACGCCACGGGTCCGAGTTATCCACGGACAGGGAGTTGCAATAGGCGGTCGCATCCTCGGGCCATACAGACCCGATGGCCGGGAGGTCTGGATGACTACCAACAGCGAAGGGGCCATCGGACTTGTCATCCGTGGAGAGGCGGAACGTAACACTGTACGTTCGGATCCCCGCGTCGTTCTTAGCGGACCTGTCAGTCACGCCGTGGAAAGTAACGGTCATTAAATTTCCCCTTCCAATCCTACCACTAGATCCTGTTCGGGCCTCGTGTTCTCCTGAATCTTCTTCAGGATCTTGTTTCGTTCCTGATCCGCTTTGTTCTGCTTTCGACCAGTGAAGTAGTCAAATACCTTCTTGTACGCCGCAGCGGAGCCGAGTTGTTCAGCACCCCCACCACCAAATCCGTGGACCTCAGCAGGAGGAGCCTCCACCTTCTTGACGGCTTTATTAAACAGTGGGAGCCATTGGATCATCTCGTGCCACGGAGTGACCTTTGCTGGCTGAGCCTCCTTAAACATCTTCTTCCGAGATTCAGCGATAGCCGCGGCCTTGGCTGCCGCCTCTTCAGCTATCTTCTGGAGGACTCCGCTCCGAAGCTTCTCGCGGGTGGATGTCAGATCATTCATAAACTTCTGATATGGTCCGGCAAGCTGCTTCTTGAAGAACCCTGAGAGGCCCACACTATTCAACGCCTCTTTCTCTTTGCGTGCTCGGATCCGCGCCAATGCACGACCGGCCTCAGAGTTCGGGTCAATCTCGTCCCGCTTCACCTTCACCCCCGGCCTGAGCATGTTACCCAGCCCATAGGCGGCGTTCTTCCCAGCGTCTGTCATAAGCTGTTCAACAAGAGGTGGGAGGGTAACCTCGAACAAGTAGACGAAACCATCCGTCATCTTTTTTGTGGCTAACTCAAAACCCCCAACCAGCGTTTTGACCGCATGGGTGACCGCCTGGGGGACGTGCCGCCTCGCAGCCTGAATCCATGCCACTATGTCAACGAAGATCAGCCGGACCTTCTCAGCCATCGGGACAATCAGCGGTTCCAACCCCTTCAGCTTCGATGTCAGATACTCGAACGCATCAATCAGCGGGATCTCGAACTCCGTCAAGACCTTCATCTTGAAGCCATCCCATGCCGATGTAAGGCGGTTGATGGATCCCCCGATACCCGCATCAATTGTCTGGGCAGACCTCGCAGCCATCCCCTCGATGCCCGCAGACATACGTTCGAAGTTCTCTAAGATCTCATCGGTACTGCCGGTCAGGACGGTTCCCGCGGTAACACCGAGCAGACTGTAAGCCTCTTTGAGCTTAGCGACCCGCTGTGTTCCGGTGAGAGCCATCTGATCCATAGACCGATTCATCTCCTTTAAGGCAGCGATCAGGCCGATGAAGTTACCATCCTTCAGGAAGTTGGCACCCTTGAAGACTTTGCTCAGTGCCTCAGCATCCGCAACCGTCGTGTTTAGTACACGTCGCAGACCTGTACCAATCGTGGTGGCAGCCGCACCAGTATTAGCGAGGAGCATAGCCGCCGCGGCAGACTCTTCCAGACTAACACCCATAGCAGATGCAGCAGGCCCGAAGATCCGGAAAGCCTCTCCCAGTTTCTCGACCGTCAACATCGAGTTGTTGGACGCGAACGTCATTGCATCAACGACGCGAGTTGTCTCTTTGGCGTCCAATTGGAACTGGCGTATGAGCGATCCCGCCACTTGAGCCGCGTTGGGGAGATCCGTACCGGTCGCACGTGCGAGAGACAGGATCGGAGACTGCATGGCCTCGATCTCATCCGTGTTGAAACCGGCAGTTGCCAGTTGCACCATGGACTCTGCAACCTGTGTTGCCGTGAAGGATGTGGTACTTCCGAGGTCGAGGGCCATCGCCTTCATACGTTCGAAGTGACCACGCATCCCACCAGCACGGACCATCGCCATCCGCAGCGTTGTATCAAACTCTGCGAATGACTGGATGGGGCCGGAGAGGGCGGCAACAGCCGTCCTCCCCATAGCCGCCAAGTTCCGGGTAAGTGTTGTCAGATGGGACAGCTTAAAGGCAGACCCAAAGAGCCTACCCATTCTCTTCGATGAGCGGGAGACAACCATCTCCATCCGCTTCATGTCTTTACGAAGATTACCAATGTCAGCCCCAATGCTGACGACTAGGTCATTCATGCTTGCCACGACCACCCACCTCTTTCTTAAAGTCCGCTGCCGACATCTTCCGGCTATCCTGAGTGTCCCAAGGATGAACCGAGTCAGCGATTGATTCGTATTCCCCACCCATGAACTGGTTAACCATCACGGTCAGGAGAGCCAGCACCCGTTCTGAGTGCATTAAAGGCTCAACCTGATCGTAGGCGGCCCACTCATCAAACTGTGCTGGAGTCATAGAATCCAGCACAGCGTCTACGTCGAGTGCACCAGTCATACGTGCGAGACGGAATGCTAAGAGTCTGCGGTGGTCTCGCCGGAGTTTTTTGCCAGATCCTCAACGTCATCGTTGCTCATGCCGCAAACCTTCTGGGCGGCCTCAACGATACGTTCGATGACAGCGGCGGGCTGAGAGCCCACAGCGTCAACGTCTGAGTCCTGTAGCAATAGGACGCCTTCTTCGTCGCACAGACATGCGATAACCAGACGCTCACGGATCTCCTTCATCTTCCGAGTATTGCTCTTACCTGAGCTCAACTGGAACTGAGTTTCGAAACGTGATCGGTCTTTGGCTGTCATGCCTTTAACAAAGACAGAGCCTCCCAACTCCGGAACGGGAACCTCTACAACGTTCACCTTAGCAGGTCGGAGGAACGCTTCGCGTGATAAACTACTCATCGCCTTCCTCCAGTTCTTCTTCGTAGATTTCGTTCAACAGTTCTTCTTGTGCATCCCTGTGTTGTTGCATAAGCTGGTCGTGGGCAGCCCTCATCGCTCCCTTTGATTTGGGATCGAGCTTGGCGGCTGCGGCGGCACACTCATCGTCTGCCGCCTCAGCATGTCCACCATGTACCAGTCGGTACGCATCGGGATGGTCGATGACCGTCCCTTCAGGAATGTACTTGACTCCGTTCTCCTCAATAACCAACGCAGGGTCAGCTTTAGGGGAGGCGGGAACAGTATGAAGCAGTCGGGCTTTCATATTTACTCCTACCAGTCAGTTGAGATACCAGACAGTGGCATCGTGCTAGAGAATTTAACAGCGTCGTTCATGGATACTGTTACGTCGAATGAACATCCACCACAGACGAAGTTCCAAGTTGCTGGGGTAGCGTCTGTGAAAGTGATTGCGGCATCAAACTCCGCAGGCGTTTCGATGTACGCCAGAAGCTGTGCCTGTTGTGCGTTATCCGGATCGAAGAATCCTGAGATGCTCAGTTCACCGGACTCAGAATAACCAGTTTGGCCGAGGGTCTTGCCCGCACCTGACTGGTCCAGTGTTGTTGCATCGAAAGTCTCGATTTCCGCCCCGCTCATAGAAACGTCTGTTAGCTGAGCTACGGCAGTAAGGATAGTAGCCACGTCCACCTGAAAGATGGTGCCCTTCCCTTTGATCTGTGCCATTGTTATTTACCCTTTTTCTTAGCTCGCGTCTTGGCGAGGATTTTCTTGTAATCTTTGATTGCGGAAGCCTTGATGGTCTTAAGGACTTCCTTCTGTGTTGCCTTCAGAGCATTTCTAAAGATCGGTCGGAGATGTCGTCCCCAGTGTGATCTAATCCGCCCTGTATATCTAACTCCGATCTTGTTCCTCTTGCGAGTTACCTGACCGGTCTTCTTCTGATTAGCAGTCTGCCGATGGAACCCGGTAAAACGTGGTTTGGTTCCGAGAACAAACCACTTGATGTTTCGAGGCCCAATTCCAACACCCTTACCGTAGCCGCCTTTGCGACCCTTACCGGTAGCGGCTCTGGCCTTCTTAGACCAGATCCCCTTTTTCTTTCCTACTGACCAACCAACCTTAGAGGGTCGGAGAGATTTCGGAACGCCCGGAATGTTCTGCTTCGACTGTGACGCCCCAATAGCTTTGGAAAGATGTCTCCACTTGGTAGGTACTCTCAGACGTGCGTTGTCGCGAACGATCCTGCTCCCTGCCAGCAATGCCTTAGAGAGTGCACGGTTTGATTGGGTCTGGGTTAGTTTGGCAAATTTCTTCTTAACAAACTTGGCACCCTTGATGTACCCTTTGAGTATCTTCCTGTCAGCCATTAGTAACGCAACTCGTTGCCCTGAAGATCGAATCCGTTCGGCTCCGATACCTCGTAGGCTGAAGCCCCGTCCTTGCGAGTGTTGATGACAAACTGTGTTTTGCCGGTGTCGGTCCAGTCCCAAGCGACGTCGCCAAACTCCAGCGTCTCTACTGTAAACGAATAAACAGTACCCTGAATGTTCCGGGCAATGATATCGCCAACCTCGGGAGTACCGAGGCTGGCGATATCGTTTACAGCAATTAACCATTCCTGTGTCTCTACAACCTGCTCCTCACCACCAACCTCAATGTTCCCCTTAACAGTCGTAGACTGGAGAGCATTGCTGATTGTCAGTGTAGTGGCTCCGCGAGTGTAGGTCACAGGCACGCCGCCGTAGCGACGTGCTGTGTTGAGACCTGTGCGGATTGCACGTTCGTGAGGAGATAGATCGTCAGACATACTTACGCTTCAACAGCTTCAGAGTTAACCAGAGCTTCTGTAACGATGATAGGTACACCGAAAGCAGAGTTCGGGAACGGAGCAGGAGCACCAGTAGGATTGGTGGCAGTACGTGACTGCTGAAGTTCCTTCAGGCGATCTCGGTTCATGACCAAGAAGTCTGGGGCCATTCCGCTTGGGAATGCGCTCAGGAGGTCAGAGATCTTGTCGTCGTCAAGCTGAGCACCAGAGTCACTTGGGTGCAGGTTGGCGATACGACCGATGCTGTACTTTCCGCCCAGCTGGAGGCCCATCAGGGCGTTTCCAGGTGTATAATAGACGGGGTAGTTAGCATCATTCGCCTCTGTTACAATCGTGTCCCCTACCTGCAAACCGTTAGATGCAGGAGAAACCAGACGAACGTCGTTGAATCCAGCCTTAACAGCGTAGACAGAGTTCTGAGCACCAACAGAAGAACCACCAGCGTCGATGACCATGGCATCAGCGACAGCGTCCAGATCTGAAGACTGCAGGAATCCAGCGAAACCAGAAGAATCACCGAGGGTAGCATCTGTACCGTAGATGATCTGCTGTTCCAGTTTGTAAAGGGCAGCACCAAGGTGACGCAGACCTTCACGAGCGATCAGGTCCTGTGGACCCTGTCGCCATGACTGAGCGATTGCGTGGTCTACACGCCATGACCAGTCGAGGATAGAACAGCTGACACTTACGACCGTGTCAACAGAGTGATCGTAATCTCGACCAGCATTCTCAGAACGGAAGCCAACAACAGGAGCCTGTGTGTACTTCGTGTACTTGTGAGTGCTGCTTCCATCGGCAGTGTCACTGATAGGCAAACGAGAAACCAGCGGTGCAGAGTTCAGTACTTCTGTCGTTGCTGTCTTGTCCACGTCCAGTGCATCAGCCAAGAAATCAGCTACTGCAAGAAGATCATTAGCCATTGTTCAAAACCCCTTTACTTAATGTTGATTTTGCCAGCGAATCCACGAACTTCGGATTCAACTTCGAGAACTTCCGGAGTGGCAACTCCGCTGTCTTCTTCGCCCAGTGCGATAGACTCAATTTTCTCGTTCAGTTCAGCGATCTGATCGCGAGCTTCGGAGAGTTCGGCGCTCAGAGCTTCGATGCACAGAGCCTGTGCAGCAGCAAACTCAACACCACCAAGGAACCAATCGGTTCCACGCTCAGAGCCGAACGCCTCAACGTATCGACCCAGTTCGGCGTTGAAATCTTCCCGCGTCAGACCTTCTGGAGCCTGTACCTCGGGAGCTTCAACTGGAGTGATTTCCTCACTCATTGCAACCTCCTCATTAATTAAGGATAGACCATGACGTGATAAGAACCTCGCGAAGAACTGCTTCGCTCTATCACTATCCACGTTGAACAGCGACTGCGAGGGCTTCACGTCCGAAATGCCCAACGCATACGACAGCAAACCATCAGCTTCGATGGCAGCTTCCTGACCCGCCTTGAACAACCCACTCGGGTTGGCTGCTGGTGAGTCAACAACATCCGCAGCGTACAGCTTCCACAGCCGTGCGTGCATAAAGTTGTATTCATTGTCTTCATCTGGAGACTTGCCGTCCTCCCATGTGCTGGAGAAGTCGTCAGAAGCCTCAAAGTCGTGATCGAAGACGATAGAGAGACCGAAGTCCTCCGGTGTTTCTTCCGCAAGTGTCATGACGTAGTCAGCGAGGTCGCCGCCGTCAGGGGTTTTAGATGCGGCCTTCTGGAAGTGCATATCAGCGATGACCTGATCCCCAACGACACGTGCGTTATCGAACTTGCCAAGCTTCGTGCCGACCCCATCACTACTCAGACCCGGATGGGTGAACCGAGCTTTGATTCCTCGGGGAGATTGATTCACAGCCAGAGCCACAGTCTCGATGAACAGGGCATCGCACCACATCTCATGGCCGAGGGCTTCGCCTACTGTGATCAGGGATACATCCCGGATCAGACCGGCCTCGAACATCCCACCTTCCCGTTCGACTTTAGGGCCGGCAGGGTTGCGGGAGATCGTAGCACGGAACCTTTTTGGGGCAGCATCAACACTCATTCTTCATCCTCATTTCCAATTTCTTCATCCTCGTTCCCTTCCACCTCAACCGGCTCATCCTCTTCATATTCAACCGGCTCAGCAACCTCACCAAATGTGAGAGGAACGTTCAGAGATTCAGCGAAATCACGGGCTTGTGCAATCTTCTTGATGTTTGCTTCGAAGTCGGTACCGACTCGCTGACATACCCGGTAGGGGTTGTCCAGTCCAGCGGAGATAGCCTTCATGTCGCCGTCAATCTCCTTCGATGGATCCCACCAAGGCATTCCAGCGTGTACCCACTCATACTCAACATCCAAAACAGTCATCCCGGATGGTAGCGTCAGCCTACCTTCGAGGATCCACTGTCGCATCTTCCATACCGTCACTCGGCGGAGAGCCTCCAGCAGAACCGAACGGTTAGCCTTACAGCTTCGGTCGTAGTGCAAGAATGCTGCACGACTGCCGAAGAAGTTGGTATGTGCTTCGTCAAAGAAGCTGAAGGGGAGCCCAAGGCTCTTGATAGCCATTCCGATGACCAGATTCACGAAGTCCTGCGTGGCATAACTTGTGCCATCTGAGTGTAAGAACTTGGCATCATCGTCCGCGTCCATCTCCAGCTTAACCGGCCCCTTGCCAAAATCGACATCATAGGACCCGTCACCATTCCGCAGATGCTCCCCAGTTCCATTGCTGTTGGAACTGTAGATGACCATAGCGAACAACTGTTCCACCTTCATCTTAGCCAGAGCGTAGTCAACGCCCTCATAGCAGTCCTGAAATGCGTTGAATGCCCCAGACATGGGGGATACACCGCGGATCTGGTCGAACCGGTCGAACTGGCATAGCTGAATTACGTTCTGGGCTGGAATCTTCCGTAGGAACTCGACGTTGCCATAGTCCTCCCGACGGTGGAGACCCCACGCAATCGGACGGCCATCGACGTTCACGCGGGCACCATTGTACCACCGCTCTCCGTCTGATACCTCGCCCGGAGTCCGCATCAGATCACCCTCAATGGCCCCTAGACGGCCATCCCGGCGTTTGATCCAGAACACGTCGCCGTCCAGAACACGTCGCATCTCAGAGGCTCTGAGGAACTGCTGGAAGGTGAAACGTGCGGAT